AGGGCAGGAAGCGCGGGCACAAGGCAAGCCAGGGCGAGATAGGCGCAGCAGAGCGCGAGCGCGCGAAGAGACGAACGCATGAGGATCCCCTTGATGACCGTGAAAGTGATGCGAAGAAAAATGCCGGACGCCGCCCCGCTTGGCTCGGGAAAGACGCGGCGCCCGGTTCCCGTAAACTCTCGCTACTTGCCCCAGCCGAACAGAATGCCGAAGATCGGCTGGTATCCCGTTCCGCCCGACACCGAGGACTTCAGGAACCGCACCGTCGGCATCAGCAGATAACCATTCTTGAGCGGAATCGTTGCGGCCGCGCCGCCGTTCCACTGCCAGCCCGTATTCGCTCCACTCCAACTGATGCCGGCCGCCGTGGGCAGATAGATCCCGACCTTGCCGACCGTAGTCAGCTTCTGCGCGATCCCGACGCCAATGTTGCTCGTCACGGTGAAAGGCTTGGTCGTGTTCGGCAGCGCGTCGACCGCGGTAAAGGCATACGTCCCGGTACCGGCCACCAGATGCGCGTAGAGCCCGGTTCCCGCCACGCCTGGCTTCGCGTTGATGCTGTAGGAAGCGCCGGCCGCGTAGAGGTTCTGCAGGCCCGTCGCGGGAGCCACGGGAAGAACGTTCTGCGCCCCGCAGCTCGGCAGCGTAAGCAGCATGAACAGGATCACGCCGACCTTGGCAATGCCAGAGGTCTTCTGGACCTCGTCCGTCGGGCCGCCGAAGATCCCCGGCGAAATCGCATGAAGCAGAACGCTGATGCCGACGATCGCGGCGAAGATGCTGGCATGCGCCGGCTGCGAGAGCCAGTCGTGGGCCAGCGTCGGGACCCCGATCACGCCGCAAAGCGTCACCAGGAGGTGGATATACTGCGGAAACTTGGACATAAAACTTCCTTTCTCGCGAGTGATGGCTTTGGACTGGTTGAGCAGCCCGAGAAGCCGGATGATTTGAATCGGGTTCATTGCTTGTTCTCCCCGTGGCCGGTGAAGGCTAAACGGTTTCCTCTTCCGGTTCGGCCGGTTGTTCCGGCTCCTCGCAGGGGACAACAGGCGGAGTGGGTGGTTCGCCGGGCCTCGGTGGAAGGTGCGGCGGAGCTGGCCAGGTGGCCATGGATGCCTCCTAAAGTGCTGAGATTTTGATTGCGGCGTGCGAAAGCGCCCAGGCCAGGACCACAAGCCCGATTGCTTGCATTCCGGCGAGGATGAACCACATTCCCCGCTGAAAGTTGTAGTTGGCCCACAACTTCTCAACCGTCGGCTTCATTTCCAGAACCTCGTCTCGGATTTGGGAAAACCCGGGTTTGCCGTTCCCCTTGATGAGTTCGGTGAGTGCAGCAATATCATCGGCCTGCCGCTCGCCTGCCGCCTCCATCGCCGCATGCATTGGGCAGTGATCGCAAAACCCATCATGTTGCCGACCATCACTCATGCCGTGCTCCTGCCTCGTGATCCGCCCCCTCCGGCTCTACGGCGCGATTACTGCACTTTCTGGGCGGTCTTGCCTCCTGCCTGTTTCACTGCCGCTCTGAGTTCGAGCGTTTGCGCCGTAAACCATTCCCGGTTCAGTTCTGTCACCGCGTCTTCCGCGTGGTCGAGCTCCCGGTCGAGCGCCGCGCGCTGGTCGCCCTTCGCCGCCTGCCACTCGGCATAAAGCTTGGCGACCATTGCCTGCGCCAGATCATGCTTCTCCTGCCAGTCCTCGCCCATCGCCGCCAAAGCGCAGCTCAGCACGAACGCGCAGAGCGCGCTCCATCGAATCATGCGTTTCATGCTTGCCTCTCGGCGGATCCGGGGCGCTCCTCGCAAAACGCCCCGTCCGCACGGCCGGCGGAGGTTGTTCCGGCCGCCCTCCGCGTGAATCAGGCGCGGAGAGATTTCAATTCATCAGCGCAGGTTCGGCCTGCGCGCCTGGCGCTCGTCCATCGCCATCATGCTGGCGCTGATGAGGTGCGGCGCGGCGCTCTGAATCGCCCGCTGCACCGCAATCTGCACCGCCGCGGGGTCGTTCGCTCCCCGCGCGTCAATGTTCCAGGTGTGATGGTTCGTCACACCGCCGCCGCCGCCCGAGAGCAGCGCCTTGGTGTCCCGGCTGCCTGCGATCCGGCTCGTAGCGCCCACCCGCATCAGCTCCGGGCCGCGCTCGCCCGTCAGATAGTAGCCGCCCGGCTGCATCAGGCCGCCGCCGTCCATGGCTCCAAGAAACTTGAATACCGCCCCCGCAGCCTTCATGAAGCCGCCGGCATCCCCGGCCGCGGAGCCGATTGCCGAGGCCACTCCAGACGCCGCACCGCCGATCCCCGCCATCTTGACCCACATCGGATTACCCTGGGTACCCATCTTGCCCAGGCCGCCCAGCCCAAAGGCTTTCAGCAGGGAACCCTCTGCATCCTGCAGTCCCGTTCGAGCCACGCCGACGAAGATCGATTTCCCCGCGTCCTTCCACTGGCCACGCGCGTGCGGCTCGGTCATTGTGCGCAGGAGTGCATCGTTCATCGTGTTTACCGTGCCCTCGATCATCTCCTTGAACTGCGCACTGAAGTTCTGCGACCGCCGCACCAGGTCCGTGAAAGCCCCGCTGACTCCCTGCTCCATCGCCTCACGCTGCAGCGCCGCCTGATCCTTGAAGTACTCGGCATCCGCCTTGCGGCGTTCGCTGAGAACTTTCTCGTACTCCCGCGTGCCCTGGTTGTAGAGCGCGAGATCCGCATTGAGCGATTGCAGTTCCAGCCCGTGGCGGAGATCGAGCGCGCGGCGCAGCTCCGCGATCCGGCTGCCGGCAGATTGCTCGCCAGCTTCCACGCGCAGGCCGGAGGACTCGACCGTGCCCTGAAAATCTCCCTTCGCCATCTCGCGCTGAGCCTTGTTGGCCGCGAGCTGGCCATCAACCGTAGCTGCGACCCAGGCCTTGCCGCCGCGCACCAGGTCTGCCTGGATGCGGTCGAGGAGCTTGAGCGAAGCCGTGTTCTCGCGGATGATCTTCACGGCCTCATCCCCGGCCAGCTTCGCCATGGCGTCGCCATCACGCTCGATCTCAGCCAGCCACTTCTTGGCTTTTGCGGCGGCCGCCTTCGCACCTTCTTCATGGCCTTCAAGCACGGCCAAATGTTGGGATTTAGTATCGCGGTCGACCAGCTCCTGCAGGCCATGTCCAATTGCACCGATGGCGTTAATGTGGCGCTCAAGCGACAGAATGATGTTGGTCTGGTCTCCCGCAGATCCCGTCTTATTGAACTCCTGCTCAAGCTGTGCGTATTCGTCCGTCATTCCGGTGTCGCTAAAAGTTGAACGAAGCTCTTGATATCTTTTGCGCCTCATAAGTTCCGCGCGATTTTGGTTGTAGTTCTCCTCAGTGATCCGGACCTTGTTCTTTCCGTTCTCAATCTGCTCTTCTAGCGGGCTCAGCTTCCTGCCCCGAAGCGCATCTGCTACCGACCAGCCGTTCGGGTCAAGCTCGTTGTTGTGTCGATTTTCCTCATCCTTCATTTTTTGCTGGTAGTCATCAAGGCTCTTTTTCACAGAGTCATTGGAGGCTGCCCCAAGCAAGCGCTGCCAAAGATTTGCGTTGGAGGAATCGAGGAGCTCACGCTCTTTGTCGATTGCCTTTTGGAGTTGCTCAGACAACTCGAAGGCCGACTTCCTCGCATCATCCAAGGCCTTCTGTAGGGTATTGACCGGCTTGTGCTCCAGCTTGGCGATCTTTTCATCGAGCTTGTCATTCTCAACCTGCTGCGCGAGGTTGGATTTCAAAAGCGAGTCTATGAGCTCCCGTGAGGCCTCTTCCTGCTTCTTCGCCGCCTCTTTCATCTTCTCGCCGTACTCGAAAGCCTTCTTGCCGGCCTCAAAGATAGCCATGCCGATGGCAATCACGGCGAGCGGAGCAAAGGCGGAAGACATGGCGGTAGCTACGCCGGGCATCGTGGCTACGAAGGCTTGCACATGGCGTGGGAGGTGAACGCCGATCTCCTCGCCAAGCACCATGATGCTGCCCCGCGCCTCGTGCATATCCTCCTTCATCTGCTTTGCGGATTCGCGGCTCGCCTTGCGCGCGGCTTCATAGCCCGTTACAACCTTAGCCGAGTCCACAGAGACCCTGATTTGAGCTTCACCTACTACACGAACTCCCATGACATCTCCTTGTCCCAATAGAAAAGCCGCCCTTGGGCGGCTTCTCTATTGAGCCTTTACGTTTCCCATCAATCGAAAGTCGAACGATTCTTAGATTGGAAGGCATACAGCACCCATCCAGCGATCAGAAAAGCCAGCGCTACTACCCCTTCGGCACCTAACGTAACTCGCTGAGCTTTCAGGGCCGCCACTTTGCGCATGTCATCGTCGAATGAATGTTCCCCGAGTAAGCCCTGAGCACTGCCGAGTGCCATCGCCGCCCTCAGTGCCGCGTCGGTCTGCTTCCTGACGGATCGATGTTCCTTTTGCGCTATTTCAACGTCCAGCTCCGCATTTTTCGCCGCTAAATCAAGGTTCGCTATCCGGAGCTCCAGCGTCATATGCTCTTGCGCTTGGTCTAACAACTTAGCAACCGCGATGCCATTTTCTTTGAACCCATTGCCAGATACAATTCCGAAGACAAGGGCAACTGAGAATGCAAGTATTGCAGCTATCTTCCGCATTTGAAAAGCTCCAGGCCGGAAGTATACCATTTCATATCTTCAGCTCTCTTCAAGTGCCGAAAGCTTCAGATCCCCGCTCCCTCCGAATTCTCGTTGAAGTGCGCCGAGACGGTCTGGACAAAGATTTCAAACGCCGCGGCCGCTCCCCCATCAAGCGCAGGCCGGAGATAGGGCTCAGGCACCCGGTTGTGCTCGGACCCAAATTCGACGTACTGGCCCCATTTTCCCGGGTCTTGTTCGGGGCTGCTTGACCCAGAGACGCCGTACATCGGCCCCACCCAGGCGGTGGTCAGTTCCGGGCGGTCCGCGCTCACCTTCCGCATGTACACGCCGATAGACTTGCGGAGTTCGCCCGGCTCGCGGCTCCCGTACCCCTCGGTCAACTCTGGAGCCAAACCTTGCGCCATCGCTCCGAGGTAGGCCGCCGCCGCCTCCACGCCATCGGCGATGGCTGTCCGGTTAAACTCGGCTGGAAACTTCGCCATGGCCCTGTCAATCTCGTCAAGGCCGGTGATCTCAATCTCGATCTCATCCAGCGCCATGTTACTCCTTGAGTATTGCTGCCTTGACGACGTTTTCCGCTCGCCGCCCCCAGGCTCTGAGGTTATTGATCTGTTCCTCTTCCGTGGCGACGATCCGGACGGCCCCCGACTTCTTACTCCTGACACCTAGCCCGAAATCGGCAGGCTGGAGGGGCTTCTTCGGCGCGCCCATGCTGAAGTTCGCAACCGTGCTGGCGACGACGCCAAACGGCCACATGGTCCATTCGCGCGCCTGCGCATGGCGTTCATGGAGGGCATGTAACTGGGCCAGGGTGACCCACTGGAAATCAGCCTCCGAGAGGCCAAGATCGTAGCGGGCAATGGACCAGTGATACAGCCACCATGCGGCGCCGGTCAGGCGCTCGGAGGGTTTGGCGCTTCGCCGCCTTCATCCTTTTTCGGCTCCGGCAGCGTGCCATAGAAGGATTCGTACGCAAGCTTGCAGAGTTCGGCGGCGTTCGCCTCGTTGAACCACTCCATGACAACGTCGATCGTGACCTCCGGATGGTGGGCGCGCAGGCCAGCGTAAAGAAGGCACATGAAGTTGTAAAGCGTCGGGGGAATCGGCTGAATCGCCGGGTTGATGCCGGTGCCTTCTTCGAAGCCCGCGATGGCATTGAAGTTGTAGCGCAACCGATAGGTCACATCGCCTATCACTATTTCCTTTTCCCGCGCCGCAATGTCGATCACAGGAAGTGTCTTGTCGTTCATGGTGCTTTCTCCAATAGAAAAGCCGCCCGGAGGCGGCTTCTTAATGCAAGTTTTGCTCTCAGTTATTTCGCGAGAGCGTAAATAAATCCCGCGACAATGGCCGTCAGGAGGTTGCCCACGAAAACAGCCAGAGCGATCTTCCAGAACCCAACCGTAGAAGCATTCGGCGGCGGCGTCTGACTTAGGCCGGCATTCCGCCTGTCGGCCACGCAGTCGCTCTGCTCTTCGCTCTCACGTTCGCGAAGCCATTCCGCCTGCCTCGCCGCCACCCTCTCTGCTTCTTCGATCGGCATGTCCCCTCCAGATGCGCCAGTGTAGCACCCAAGTAGGCTACCCGGCTTCCTTCAGCCCCAACTCTTCGGCGTTCCTCGCCAGAATGAATTCGAGGCTTCCCATGGCTCTCCAGTCTACACCTGGTCGAGCCATGGAAAGCTGTGACGCCGGTTACAGCCTACGCGCCTTCGGCGAAGGTGATTGCCCCATCGATGGTCAGCGCCGCCGAGAAAGCGACAACCTTGTCGATCTCGACATCATCAATCTCCCAGCCCGTGACGTGGGCATTGAAGGTGATGGTGTCGCCAGTCGTCGTCTGGCCGCCTGCAATATCGATGGGCAGCGCGATCTTGAATGGATAGGCCGTCCCGTAGACCGCGATGGCCGCCGAGCTGAAGGCCGCGGCCAGGGCCACCTGGCCGGGATCCGCGCTCTCCCACTCGCCGGAGATCTGCATCTCGCCCTGGTCAAGCAGCGTCTTGATCTTCCGGCGCCCGGTGTTCGGAGTGTCGAGCGTGGTCACGTCTTCCGTGCCCCACTTGGGCTTGGGCGGCGTGATCTTCTTGATCTTGTTGACCACGGTGAAGGTCGGCGACGCAGTCTGCGTGCCGATTGACAGTACTGCTCCGAGGCCGATGATCGGCTGCGCGGTCTGCGTCATGGCAAAGTTCTCCCTGGGCGGCTGAGCGCCGCGGTTTGAGGTTGAGGTTGTGGATGGACCCGAGCCGGGCGCCTGCTAAGGCGTAAGCTCGCCGCTCCATGCGGAACCATCCTCGAAGGCGATGCTTTTCACCTTCTTGGGCTCCCCGGTCACCGGGTGCAGGACCACGAACGAGCTCGTGCCCTGAATGTCAAACGTGAATCCGTAAACGGTCAAAACAGCTTCCGCCACGCCTTCCGGCTGGAAGCTGAGGTGCGCTTCCTTTACCAGGAGCGGACGGCCTCCGGAGGTCGTAATCAGGTTCCGGCGGGGGTTGTGCTCGTCCGTCCGGATGTTGAGCAGCTCCATGCTTTCCTTTCCCGCGAACTTAGCCAGCATCGGGATAAACGAATATCTGATAGTCGGTTGTGGTGCGGTAGACCCGGGCATCCTGCTCATAGAGATCCCGGCTGCCCACGACGAAGATGCCGGCCACGCGCGTCCCGTCGGGGAGCGTGCCCTTGAACAGATCGAGAACTTCGGAAATGGCCTCCTGCGCCTGCTTGGCGGCGAGATAGGTTGCGTCTTTCGTGCCGCCCGACCAGGTATCCACCTGGATGCGCATGGAGCTGAGCGTCGGCTGCCCTTCGAGCAGATAGCTGGGTGCATTTGAGATCGTCTGGTAGGTCGCGCAGGGATAGGTGGGATTCTCCGGTACCAGGACCGGATAGAAGCGCGTGCCGATGATTGCCTGAACGCCCGCGTCGGCCACCACGAGCTGCTGGATCCCCGCTTCAAGCATTAGCTTGTCCCGTCAAGTTCAAAGCAGTTGAGGTTCATCAGCACATGCCGCATCTCGATGTCGTCGATGATCTGAATGACGTAGACGTGGCCGTCGTAGAAAACCCGGTCGCCGACCCGCGTGACCGGAAGCACGCCCTGCCCCGGATGGCGCACCGTGATGCGCACCTGGGCAGCCGAGGCGAATTCGTTCGACTGAAACATTTGCTGGCCGCTGAGCTGCCGGATCGCCGCCCAGCAGGTCCGGTAAACCACCCAGGCGGTCAGCGGCTGCCCTGCGGCGTCCTGCGAGGCGTTCGCCGTGGCGAGCTGCACCTGATGGCGCAGATCTCCGGCGTCGACCATGGGGCGCTGCGTCCGCTTCATCACGTTACGCTTGGTCAGCATTAAAGCCTCTGGTCCCGGTAGGGATAAAGCAGCGCTTTCACGCCGAAGGGAATGTCGTCGGAGTCGGGCACGCGGTTCTCGTACCAGTAAGCCGCGAGCGCCATGATGGCCAGGCGCACCGAGCTTGGCATCGTCCCGAAGGTGGTAGACTGACCCGCCGCCGTCGCCGAGGCCGCGGCCGCCAGTGTAGCCGCCCCGCTTCCATCGACCGAGGCGATGGTTGTGGCAAGATCTGCCGGCTGCCCGTTGACGGGCGCCCCGGCGCCAGGGATTGTGATGGCCGAGCCCACATCGCGGGGAAGAAACTTGAACGCAGAGGTGAGCGCCGCCGAGCCGTTCGTCATGCCGACCGTGATCGCTCCCCAGTAGCCGGTCACATAATCAACCTGGACGGCATTGGGAACAACGCGCGCCACCGGCCACATCTGGCCGAACATGGGCGTGAGCCGCGCCGGCTGCGAATCGAGATCGGCGGTGAAGTTCGTTCCGGCCGTCATCGGCTGTACCGCGCCGTTGGCGTCCTGGTACTGGAAAGCGACGAGCTGGCGCACCTGGGGCCACGGGAGCGCAATGGCGTAGCGGATCCCGACCAGCACAGCGTTCGACCCGGAGACGAACGGCGAGCTGACGCGCTGTCCAGCCAGCTTGAAATCGACATATCCCGGAAAGAAGTCCATCAGCAGCCGCTTGGTCTGAAAGACAAACGCCCGCTCACAGAACGCTTCCGCCCACTCGCGCGCCGCCGTGATGAACGCGAGAAGCATGGCCGAATCATCGACGGCATCGATGCGCGCGTAGCTCTTGAGCTGCGCGACCGACACCGGCTCTTGTCCCGGCTGACCGATGGTAAGCAGTGCCATGGTGTTCCTTCGCTTGCTGCGCTGCGGTTAAAGTTAGAGCTGATCCGGGGGAGCGAGAATCGGCTGTGCCACGGGACGCTGGTCCGGGGCCGAGAGAATCGGCTGCGCCACGGGACGCTTCAAACTTGCGGAAGGCGCTTTCACGGCGATGCCCGAATCTACCCACGCGACGGCGAGATCCTGATGGATGTCGACGGACTCTCCTGGCGCGAAGGAAAAGTCGGCCAGGTCATAGCGCGGATCCGCGTGGCCCGCGATGGACTGCAAAATAACGATCTTCATGGAATCGCTCCCGCAAAAATTCAAGGGGCCTTGCATCCCGCCCGGAGCGTTGAATCTCCGGGCGAGAGGCGAGGGTTGAGGACTAGGTGGCGGAGTTCTGCCAGAGGGCGACGGGGTGGGTGCCGGCGTCGATCAGGTTGCCGTCGAAGCGCAGGAAGCCGAGGAAGCCAACCTGCAGGTAATCGGCGTAACGCTCGACCAGGCGCATCATGGTCACGCCGCCTGCCACACGACGCAGCTTGTACTTCGAGAGGTCGCCGAAGAGCACCGCATAGGAGCTCGCGGCCATGGTCGGCATGTCGTTGTTGATGACATACGGCTTGTCCAGGATGGTGTTCGGGAAGCCGTTTCCGAAGCCGGCCGAGATTCCGGGCTGCCACAGCGGACGGCTCTGACCGTCAACCAACTTCCGGATGACCTTGAGGGTCGAGTCGTGGAACATGAACTTCGCGGTGGGCATCTGGCGGTAAGCCGGATCGACCAGGTGAAGGAGGTCCACAAGGTTGGGATAGGTGATGGAGGTCGCGGTGCCGGTTGCGCCCTGCGTGGTGTTGCCGGAGGCGAGCGCCGCGACCTGCAGGCCGGTGGGCTCGGCGGTTCCGGTCCCGACCGTGCACTTGTTGTTGATGAGACGGCCGAGGCGCGTGCCCAGCTTGCGCGCCAGATAGCTGTCCAGGTTGAAGTAGCTGTCCTGCATGAGCTGGATCGGGACTAGAATGGAATCCGAAGTGCCGGTGTAGGCATTCAGGGTCACCTGGCTGAAGGTGATGTCGGTCTCGGTGAGCTGCGTGTTGATGCCCAGAATGCGTCCCTTGTTGCCCGTGTCATTGTCGGTGGGCCACGGCAGCGGCTGGCCGGTCTCGGTCTCGAAGACCTCGACGTTGTCCAGGATGCCGCCGTAGAACTTCAGCGCCTCTTCAAGCTGGTCGCTGAAGCCCTGAGGAACGAGGTAGCCGCCGCCCGTGGTGGTCAGCGTCTGCGCGTTCTGGATGCCGCCCGGCCCGGAGACCATGCGGCTCTGCATGAGCTGCTGCTCCGGCTGGCTGAGGCCCTGCAGGCCGTTGCGCAGATACTTCGAGAACGCCTGCGCGTGCGGGCTATCGTCGCGCTTCTTGCCGCCAGTGGCGCCGTCGGATCTGAAGGGCTGCACCGTGGAGCTCTGGGGCTTGGCGAGCCCGGTCTCGATGGTGTCGATCTGCTCGGCGGCCTTGATGCTGGCTTCGATGGTCTCGTGCTCGGCGACCATGTTGTCCCAGCGGGTCCGCTCTTCGGTGTTCAGGCCACGGCTTTCGTTCTTTGCCGTGTCCACCATGGCGCGCATTGCGGTGGCATTCCGCGCCAGCTTCTCACGCAACTGATCTGCGTAGGTCATTCGTGACTCCTCGTTTGGATTGGCGCGTGCCCGCCGTCGCCCGGGCGCCGGTTGCATCGCATACCT